GTGGCGGAGATGTTGATGCATCGTCGTCGCGTTGTCGCAGCACCGGCGCGGTGTGCGACTCTTCTCCAGGGCGAGGCAGCCGGGCGGAGCATGGCTGTGCCTGTCAATTGGCGTGCGCTCGAAACAAGGCTTCCAACCCGACCACCGCGCCAAGAGACGAACAGCACGGTCGACGCCTATCGCAGAATGCCTGAGTGGAGAACGGGGGACTAAGGACGCATCTATCTGCCCACCGTGTATTAGCTTATCTTCGAGCCTAAGCTTCCGCAACCAAGCGTCGGGAGTGGTGGGGACGTCCTTAACGGTCCAATCGTAGCGAAGCGGCCTGCGCAAAGAAATGGCCGGGGGAGTACCGAACGCCCGAGGGACAGGCGAAACCGCAAAAACCGCAGGCACCGCGGGTAAAGGGGTAGCAAGACCTAAACGGCGCAAGATCGCGCCGCGAACCCAGGAAGAGGAGGGGCCCATCTTTTGGGAGGAGAGCAGCTCCACCTTCTTCCACCTAACACGGGACACGGACCAAGAGCCGGCCGTTCTACCGGCGGTGCCCCAGCCCCCGCCGCCCATAACGCGCGGGGTGACAAGCCAGCTGATGGCAGCAAAACGCGGGTCTTTCTGCTTGGCCTTCCGCAATTCCTGGGACACGCTGGCGACAGCCAGCGGAAAAGTGGCAAGACCGCGTCGAGAACATTTGAGTAGGGTGTCCCACTCAGCCGACAGCTGCTCGTGCCTCGGAGAAAAGGAACTGCTCCCCATATCGGGCCGCCGCCAAAGGATGGACTTAAAAGCCCGGGCAGGCAAGGCCCAAGTGCCCTCGGGCCCATGGACCTCGTGAAGATATTCCAGGCGGAGAGAAGACACCCCCGTCTTCAGGGGATTAGCAACCAAGCCCTTACGCGCCAGTACCTCTGCCCAATCCGAAGCGTCAGTGGGCCGATCGACGACTAATGCGCAGTCGTCACCCTGCCAGGCGCCAAAATACACCCTAACCCCCATCCTTTCCGCAGCCCACAAGGTCTCGGCCCGGTTCAGAATACTGTCAATCAAACCGGTAAACTTATGCCCAGAGGGGACCCCCTGTAGCCAAGAGCAGATCTTCCGGGGCCCTCGAGCCCCGTCCTTGCGCCACACTTCCGCGTGATCGAAAGAATATAACTCAGCGTCACGAAGGGCCCGAAGGCCAGGGCGCGCACGAGGGGAGCAAGACGCCAGGGCGTGGTCGAAAAGAAGGGACAAGGCCAGGCGCACAGCATCTTTAGACTGGGCCTCATCAAAGGATGACTGATCAATGCTGACGCCGTAAGTGTCGCGGGCGGAGAGAAGGCCAGAAATACGGGCGTTCATCTCGGATCTGCCCGAAGCCGACAAACCAAGGGTGGTCCACGGGGTTCCGGATCCGTTATAAGACGTGAAGAAGTGATCCAGGTAAGAGCAACGGAGGTAAGAGTAGGTGTCGTAGGACTGGACTACGCGAGTCTTTGCCGGCTCGTCAGCCTTGCGAAACGGGTATATAAGCGCGGGACGGAGTTGGAGGGCGCTCCGGGCCAGCTCAGAAGCAGGGGTCGCCAAAAGGTTCGCGAATTTGCCGCGGACCCGTCGGGGCTGGCCGCGGACCAAAAGCTTAGCGGGAGTACCAATAGTGCAAGCTCCGGGCAAGGCCCAGGCATCTCGAAACTCGACGAACTCCTCGAAAGACGGGGCGGGGGACGACGAAACAGAAATGAGACGCACGGTCTCAGAAATAAGCTCCACGAGACGGGGGCAGAGAATGGATGGCCGAGCTGCCCCGGCTACACGATCGTAACCGGCAAGGACGTCAATGCGGTTCAAACAGGTATCGTAACCTCCCAGCACGTGAAGATCACAGAGGTAAGTCCACCACCCCTGCCCGTGCGAGAGATTACGAGCGGCACAAATTACCGAAACGCCTTTGAGGAAAGCAACGAACTGCCCCTCGTCCAGAGATCCGGCATGGCGCAGCACCTGAAGGCAGGGCGGAACCGCAGCGTTGGGAACGCGTTTAAAGTAAAGTGCGATCGCGCGCCCCCATTTGTCGCCCAGGTGGGAAAACCACCGAAACAGCTTGGGCGTCCCGCCAAGAGAACGGCCTCCGCGCCAGATCTGAAGGTCAAAGGGCGAGAACCCCACTTGCGACAGGGGCGGTCCGGAAGTCGAGGGCCCCGCAGAGTCCAAAGCGAAACGAACAAGCCGCGCCATAAAGGAAGGAGACGCGGCCGAGAAATCAAATACCCCTGGTCGGTAGGGGTGGTTCAAAGCGTCCTTACGATCAGAGGGATCGTAGGCCCAAGGGGAAGCAGAAGGTGTCAGCGCCATAGAAAAAGCGTCCGCCACACTGAGTGTAGCGTAAGCCAAAGACGGTGATCCTGTTGCCTCCCCCGTGGTGGGGCGGTTCCCTCCCGAACCGAAGGAGGGGCCCCGGAAAGGCAGCGTCGTACTCACCTGTTCTAACAAACAGGAGAGGCCGACGCCGCGGTGTGATGGGCCACCTAAAAAAGCAGTCCCTCCATCGAAGCCGATGGAGAAACTGCCTTCTCAGGCGAAAGGAAGCTCTGCTCCGCCAAGCGTGATACAGAGGTCCCGGAAACGGACAAGGAGACGAACTCATTCGCAATCATCTCCTCAGGGGCAGGAACGGCTTCGGGCAAGGTCTCGCCAGTGGCCTCAACGTCCCAGATCTGGACGGAGTCGGGGTGACCTTGGAAAGAGGCCCATATGCCGGAGAGAGAAACGTTCCCGAAGGCACGCGAAAGAACGAAAGAAGCGGCAGGGCCTAAAGCGCCCGACAGCGCAGAAGAGCCCAACCCGCCCCGAGAACCAGGGACGGACCCGCCAGAGAAATCGGCCCAGGGATCGGAGTGGACGCCGACGAGCGTGCGGGACCAAACAGCTCGCCGGCCAAACCTCCAACGATCAGGAGGCTCGGCAGGACGACGCCCAAGAGGGACGGAAAAACCCAGGACTGGCACGACGGACACGAGAGACCCGCTCACGTGGAGAGAAGGAAGGAGGGTGGAAAGAGTGATGAGGGCGGAGTATACGGGAGAACCCCGGCGCGCCAAGGACACGTTGTCGCCGTGGCCGACCGTACGCTGCACGCTGCGGTCGACCCAGCGAGCAAGCTCGTATCCGAGGGCAACGAGAGAATGTTCCAGATCGTCCCCGACCGGGCCAACAACGGAGGGGCCGTCTATGGCCAACAAGCCCAGCTCCACAGCGACGCGAGCTTCCCAATCACCCCTGAATCCCATCAGTGCGGCCTGGCAGCCCCGGGCCTCCCAAATGGTAGTGTCGCCAATCCGGAAACGATCGTTGGCGAGAAGGCGCAATGCGCCGGACCAATCGGACGAGGGGCAGGCCATAGGGGGAAGGTCGCGAGTCCCCCCACGGCCGGTCGCCTGGATGTGGGCACCGAACTCGCGCAGAGGGACCCCCATGCCGAGCCTCCAAGAAAGAAAGACAGAATTTAAAAGAGTGACAAGCTGGTCTGAAGAAAGCCAAGGAAGTACCATGGCAATTGATTTAGACTGGAAAAGCCCAGGCCGACCAGCGGCGGAGGCCAAACGAACGACATCTTCGAGGAGGGAAGGAGCGGACTTCGAACGAGAGACGAAGATTTCGGGGTAAGGCGACGTACCCTCGGGAACGTCGCCGCCTGCGAAACCGGAACGAGAAAGAAGAGGAGAAGAAGCGGCAGCAGGGATGGCATCGCGTGGCACAAAGAATATCCTCGTACCATCATAAGGAGGCAGCCGAGCACCGCCCTCCGCTCCCTCTTCTCTGCGAAGGAAAGGGCGACGCGCCCCCCACCCGACC